CAGTTCGTGGATCGCATGACAACTCCTGCTTAACATCAAGAGTGAGCTTGTTAGCATCACACTCAACATTAGTATTTGCAAGATTTGTTTTCGCGACGGGGCGGACATGTGTCATCTCTGTCACTACAGGGGAACTATAGCCGAACAAGGTGGCAATCGATCCGATCGCTTGAGCTCCTATCTCCGTTGCTCTAGCAAAAGGTCCAATTGTCGGTATGTTCGTCAAGTGTCCAGCCATTTTTGCTACCGCACCTGCAATTCTCGAAACTGGCTTTTTCCCATACTCATCGGCATGAGGCTCAATTTCAAGTGCCTGCGGAGCAACTGAACCAGGTTCCACCTGCGTTGGGATCGAAAACTGAACGTTCTCTGCCCACGCAAACACATTCACCGTTACATCATCTACCGCACCGTTAGCGTGCTTAAGATTCTGTAATGAATGTGCAACGAGCTCACCCATTTGATTCCAATCCTGACTTACTACATCCATCAAGTTCTTGTAGTAAAAGAAAGGTAGCTTCATCTCACCACCTTCAGATGTCGTTGGATTGAGCCAAATGTGTGGTCTCTGAGAAGCGGCGACTACATCGGCATCAATAAAAGTGCGATCAACGGTTAGCTCATCCTGCTGACGGAGAGGATTGTATGAAACAATACATCTACCGTAGTGGAAGGCATTACCGTTCAAAACGACTTTGACGTGCAGATCTGCTCTCATCAACTTGTAATTCGCAATACGATTAATAACCCGAGGGTTTGTAAAATACAAGGACCAAGGATCAATCTTGAAATAGAAGGAGGTACCAACTCCCCATTCTTGTTCATGAATTTTAAGTGGACGAGAAAAGAAATGGTCAAGTGTAGCGTCAACGTTTAAAGGTTGAGATCGCAAAGGGTCATCTCCTACTGTGTAATCGACCATGTGACCGGAATTAACATCTGAGAATGTGACATTCTCCTGAGTATCGGTCCCCTCCATCTTCTCTTCCTCTGAGTGCGGATCAACATCTTGGGGATTAACCTTCTGGTGTTGTTCTGCACGAGCTTCCTCAATCGTAGGCCATCTGCACGACAGATCTTTCAGAACTGCATACAAGACGTAGGCTGTGATTGAACCAAAAATTCCCCACAGAGATAAGGAAAATTCTCGCTCCGCGCCATCCAGCGCTTGGGGCCTTACTTTGCCACCCATTGTTGTCCAGGCACTTCCTGGATAAGCCCGCTTCGGACACGGAAACCTATATACATTATTAAACATAGGAAAAAATACAGTTATTTATGCATGTGTACAAAATATGCAAACGAACAAACGCAAAATTATAAAATATATACAATTAAATATACAAACATGTAAATATAAAGCCTTTTATGTACAATTTATGGTATCCAATACATTTACAAAGAATCGGGATTACCTTGCGGTGCACCCAAGTACTTTTCCTTCCACATAGCGACACGTTCGTCAAATGTGAAGGCAACTGCCGGCGGAACAAAGTCCAACACCCGTACACACAGTTCTTTCATTTTGGGCTGATCCTTCTCAAACTCCTGGCGCCCATGAGCAAACAATTCATGCATATATGTTTCAACACACGAAATTGCTACCGTTTCAGGAGTTTCTGTCTTTGACTTAAGGTTAACGAGAAGTGGTTTGTACATGGAACTCTTAGAAAGCTTTCCAATGCGACAACCAATCTCAGGGATATAATTCGAATGCCGTTTCAAGAAATCAGCATCATCAACGTCCATATCATCCTCAACCTTATCTGTCTTATTCGGGTCAGTGATCTTCATTCCGTGTTCTGCCAAAAACTCCTTGAAAACACGAAAATTAAATCGTTCCCGATACTGCGTGGCAACACTCCCCTTGAAGTCATCACCATATGTCATCGCCGCTACTGCTTCCCTAAAGTCCTCCACTTCAGGACAGGCATTGAAGAAACCCATGCGCACGTACAAAGAATTGGCAACACTATTGATGTTCACAGTAATGTTATTCCCAGACGTGTTCATGTT